ATCAGCTGTGGCTGGTAATAGTGGAAGAGTGTTGGAGAGTGGAGAGACCTATGCAAGCAGGCTGTAGTCCAAGTGAAGGACCTTGGCTCGGCCTCGCGAGCTGACGCTGGTGAAGACCGGGGCGTGCGCCTGTTCCTGCAGGCAGACCAGTTCCGCGCCAGTCAGTCCGTACCGTTCGAGGACAGCTTCGTTCGTGAAGTGACGCATTTCGGTGCCGACCGCCCAGTCCATCTGATTGTAGTGATGGCTGACATCTCTTTCGAGCTTGGTGGTGGTGGCTACAGCTGCTCGCATTGCGTCTAGTAGGGGGTACGATGCTCTCGGTGAGAACGAGCGGAGCAAAGAGGCTTGAAAAGCCTTAGCCCGCTCTCTGAGGTCACCTCTTCCGGGGAGATCTCCTTTGCAACGCCCGGAGGCCCTGAATATGACGCCTGGATTGAGTAGGGGCCGCCAGACTCCTGAAGTGTCTCGCACGGGGGAGTGCTTCAGGAACTGGAGGTGTATCGGGGAGTCAAACGCGTCAGAGACGGTGACTTCATATCCTACTGTGGCTATCGCTCTTTTTATATCTTCCGCCGTTGTCGGCTTATGTTTCGCTAGGGCGGTGCTTATGAGTATGCAGGCCCAGTCGTTGATGTATGTGGTTAATGTCGAACCAGAGAAGAGTACTGCACGAAGTGGCTTGAGCCTAACTTTCTGCTTCTTGTTCTCTGGGTTGACTATGGTGATTATTTGTTCGCATTGTTTGATTAAAGACCTCATCGTGTCTAATGCGGAGTCTGTGAGCCCTGTGGTCAGGAGCTCGAACAGTTCTGGGGTGTGAGAGGTGTCGCACTTCTTGATGTCTATGTTGAAGTACTTCACCCCCGTAGGAGTCCTAATGGAATAGCAGGAGTCGTCTGAGAAATAGATGAAGGTGGAATGTCTGGTGGGGTCCATGAGTTGAAGGAAGGCTGAAGTGAGTGAAGCTTCGGTGGGCTTGGCACAAAACCGAGCAGTCAGGCCTTCCATCTCGAAGGGTGTCTCCTCGAGCTTGCGTTTGAGGATCTTGGTGAGGAACGCCCCCTGTAGAGAGTCCATGACTCCGAAGTCCCCGATGCCGCGAGGCATTTTTCCTTGCTTGCAGACCTCGTAGAGTTTCATCTTGTACCCTCGCCTGCGGTCGTCCGTCCAGGTGTCGTTCATATCCCTCCCTATCTCCAGCAACTCCGCCATCCCTGCGACTCTGAGGGCGAGCTTGTCGTGGGGATCGCGATAATGCAGTCGCGCTTCCATGAAGGTGCCAAGCCAGTCGCTGGTGGCAGTGGCGATCTCGGTGGCATAGGCTTGCACTTCGGGTGCGGACATCGCTGTGATTTGCGCGTTCCAATACTCTTCCTCTCGTGCCCTTGGCCCCTTCATGACCGTCAGCCTGGCGGTGGCCAGGTTGAGACAGGGGGCGCACTTGCAATAGACCTGGCCTGAGTGGGGAGAGTATGGGCCGAAAATGGTTTGGTAGGAGCCGTCGAACTCAGGAGTGATGAGACCCCTGTTGCTGCCGGCGAAGGTAGTGTGCCGCCCGTTCCAGTATGCGCCTCCACTAATGAGCTCGAACCTGTCCTCCCTGTAGAATTCTGGAGGGTCGACTAAACAGGGTGTGGGTACCCACCTGAAAGGGTAGGTGTCCCACACCCCGTCGGGGGCGCTGAGAGCGCCCCCCTAGGTTTCCTTCTCCAACCCCTTCCCGAAGCTGGCGTCCATGTTGTTTCCGTATGTGATGTGTTGCTCCTGCAGCCAGAGCCTCACGGTGTCCTTCGATGTAGAGAAGTCGGGGCCTTCGCGCCCTTGTGGAGCCTCCTCGTAGTAGAGGGAAGCGAGGGATTCTTCTCCAGATTTGAGATCAAGGCCGCTCTCGTTGAGGTATGGCAGTAGTTGGCAGATGGACTGGAAGGCACTGTCCCGGGCGACGGCTCCGGTTGAAGTCTTGATGACCGTCGACATGTTCCTCAGCTTGGTGGAGCCATTGAGCCCTTTCATGAAAGCGGGGTAGAACTGGACCTCCGTCTCGAGGTTGAACCCCAGGAAGAGGGTGGAGTCAGTCTTGGTGACCTGGAGGCAGCCTGGGGCGGCCGTGTCCAGCAGGCAGCCTCCACAGCCGATGTGCGTTGACCCCGCCTCAGGGACTCCGTCCTTGTTGACGAATTGGGCGAAACCGAGGCAGCACGAGTCCTCTTTGTCGGATGGGAGGTACCTGGTGCAGCACCCGGGGCCGCTCCTCGTCACAGTCCGGACCCTGTGGTCTTTGTATTTGGATCTGGGGCGCCGAGCCTCGCGGGAGAGGGAGCCGGCGCAGCACGCCACGCCGCCATCCCCTTTGACCAGGAGGATTCCCGTCTCCTCTTTGTAGCGCCCTTCCGGGTCGGGGGTGTACGGGGTTAGCGTTACGTCGTCCGCAGTCGAGCCCTCGGCAGGGGAGTCGTACCCGTCGTGTCGAAAAGCGAGTCCGCGCTTCGGGCACTTCTTCTCCGTCAAGACCGCCTTATCGAAGGTGACTGTGAGTTCCTTGCACTTGGCGACGCGGTCCGCTTTCAGGAGGAGGTCTTTGCACTCCGGCGAGCAAACAGGTCGGTTCGTGATCTTGCAGCGATAGTCGGCAGGCTCGGCGCAGTTCTCGCAGGGTGGCGGTGGTGGATCCGGGTATTTGGCATCCAGAGCGATAGGTGGTGGTGGAGTGTCGTCCTCGCCGTTGTTCGAAGTGGGCACCGTCTCCGCCTTGGCGGGTGATTGATCGGTTGGTG